TGGTGCGATCATTCGTTGTGGTGAAACTCAGGCGATTGTGTGGAATGGTCTGAATTGTTGGGATCTGAACCAGAACGGTGTGGCTGATTTCTGCAGTCAGCACATTCGTCGTATGTTCGATGGCGAGTGTCCGTCAGAGTTCGTTCTGGAATACCCATGCGACCTACCCGGTGAGACGGTTAGCAAGGCTCGTCAGGCTGCCAAGGTATACGATGGCTACACATGTGAGGCAGTTGTGAGTTGTGAAGAATATGTCGCTTCGACATTTGATGTTTCGGAAACAATCGCAGCAAGACTATGTGCCTTCACAGAAGACCTGAATGGAGATGGGGACATCAATGTTCTGGATTGTCGTGGCGGCGATGGCCTGGACGGAGAAGATGGCCTGGATGGATTGCCAGGCAGACCGGGTCGTGATGGAGAAGATGGTGCTGTTGGTCCTGTCGGTCCGCAAGGTCCCGTTGGCCCACAAGGCCCTGCTGGTCCTGCCGGTACAGATGGCACAGATGGCCGAGATGGTGTTGACGGGGTTGATGGTGTCGATGGTGTTGACGGCCTAGATGGAGAAGGCTGTGAGCTTATCGATAACCTAGATGCCACATGCACGCTTACTTGTGCGGATTCTGATGTAATCATTCAGGATTGTGGTGAAGGTGCCGTTATTGAGGAAGACGTCCCAGTTGGTGGGATGTGTGGTGCTTTCGGTGGCGTGACTCTTGTCGCAATGTTGCTGCCGCTTGGTATCGCTAAGTTCCGTGGGCGTCGATATCTAAGCTAGCCCGAGTGTAGTCCCCAGGTCGGTATCGGCCTGGTGGACACCGATTGGTTTCGGCACTTGGGAGTGAAAAATGGCAGATCAAATTGTGGAAGTCAGTATAGTGTTCCGTGGTTTTGATGCCGAAAAGAATGCAGAAGCATTTATGCTATACATGGACACCATTGAGGGTATGTTAGGTACAATCAACGGCATCAAACATTTTGGCGGATGCGTACAGCACATAACTGATGAACCAGAAAACAAGCTTATCATATTTGATGGTGACACAGGTGATGAGTTTGATGGAGATGAGGTAGAATGAAGATCGTAGCACTCGAAGCAGAAAACGTTAAGCATCTCAAAGTCGTGAACATTAAGCCAGACGGTTCTCTTGTTGTCATTGGCGGTGACAACGCTCAGGGTAAGACGTGTGTACTTGATTCTATAGAATACGCTCTTGGTGGTGCAGGTGCGATCCCATCTCAACCGATTCGCAAGGGAGAGAAGAAGGCGAGAGTAGTTCTGGATCTTGGTGAGATTCAAGTTACAAGGACTTTCACGCCCGGTGGAACCAAAGTTGTAGTCAAAAGCAAGGAAGGGGCTACATTTGCGTCTCCACAGGCGATGTTGGATAAGCTTGTTGGTGAGCTAACGTTTGATCCACTAGAATTCTCTAAGATGGATGCGAAGAAGCAGGCCGCTGTGTTGAAGACTCTGGTTGGTCTTGATTGCGACGAAATAGACGCACGATACAAAGAATTGTTCGATAGGCGGACGGTAGTCAACAGAGAAGGGAAGGCGACGAAGGCTACTCTTGAGGGAGTGGAGAAGCACGATGGTGTCCCGTCAGAGCCTATTTCTGTTCAGGAGTTGAGCGATCAGTATGCAGAAGCGGTTTCTCGTGGGACACAAATTGAGAGTGTTAGAAGAGGTTTGATCGAGGACAAGAAAGAATTAGATCGTCTCAGAGAGTCTATGGAGAGACTGCAGGAAAAGATAGTCAGAGACACAGAACGGTTTGACGAATTGTGTAAGGACCAGCCGAATGCCGATCGCATTAGAGAGCAAATGAGGACGGCAGAAACGACAAATGCAAAGATAGAAGAGAATCTTGCCTACGACAAGACCGAAGCTAAGCTGGAAGAACTCCGGAAAGAATCCGGTTCACTGACCCAGCAGATGGCGGCGTTGAAAGAGACCAAAGCCAAGATGATCGCGGAAGCCGAGTTTCCAGTTGACGGTATGGCTATCGAGGATGGTGTTGTGACTTTCGAGGGTATCCCATTCGATCAATGCTCTACGGCTCAAAGGATCAGAGTGTCTGTTGCCATGGGGTTGGCGATGAATCCAGAACTACGGGTTCTTTTGATTAGAGAAGGTTCGTTGTTGGACGAACAGAATCTAGCTATGATAGCTGAGATGGCTGACGATTTCGATGCACAGGTGTGGATGGAACGTGTCTCAAAGGGAGATGAGTGTCAAGTCATCATTGAAGATGGTTCTGTGAAGGAATAGGGAGCGAGTTATGTCTGACAAGTGTGTTGATCTTGGTGAACTTCCGAATGGTGCTCATCTGTATCGTGAACCGGATGGGGTTGGTGGATATAAATACTTTTCTGACGAGGTAGGGTGTGGTGTAATCGTCTGGATCACGAGTCTGGTGTCAGAGGGTACGCTACTTGCTGCGATGACCCATGAACACAAGAGAGTTTATGATGAGGCAGTTGCTGCAAGACGACAAAAGTTGGATAGAGATATGTCTATCGAGCAGGCTGCTGCGACTGGTGGTTCGTTTATCCCAGAACGGGATGACGTAGCTACTGATGTCCCATTCGTGCCACCACCTGGGGAGTCTAGTTGATATGTCGAGAGAGTATAAAGACCCGAAAGAGCAAGCTCGTGAAATGGTTATGGACATCTGCTGTCGTATTGAGAGGATGTGCAGGTATTCTCCACTAGACGACAAAGAGGTTGGAGATGAGTCTATTAAGGACAGAACAATTGTCGCAGGCCTATATCGGCTCTACCGGAATAAAGGCGAAAGCGAAAAGGCAGCAGGTAAGTTGGCAAGGATTAACGCGATCAGACTTGTTTTGAACGAGGTGTTTGCATGAAACCACTTTGGGTTATCCAAGAGAATATGGATGGTGTTGATACGAGCGGTCTTAGAGAAGAGATAGTCCGTCATGGGATGATCTTTGATCTAGTGCCGCATAGGCTTGGTGGCCAATTGGGGTTTGGTCAATACGACCCACAACAATGTATCCTCTATTATGGTGAAATTGATTTTGTGCGACAGGTCATCACGAGAGCACCATTTATCCCAGGTGCGTGGTGTAATTTCAAGAACATGCAGTGTAGCACATACTACGCATATCTTGGCGAGCACCTACTGAACGACAGATACATCATGATGCCGGTGGGTGACCTGCTGAGGCAAATAGACAGGATAACAATCGATTGGTGCAGCGATCGTGTGTTTATTCGACCAGATAGCGGAGCCAAGCCATTCACAGGGTATGTTGTTGATATCAAGGAAAAGCACAAAATCGGACAGCTTGTAGAGTCTGTCGGTCCCGATACTCTAGTAGTGGTTGCACCAGCGAAGGCGATAACTGCGGAGTGGAGATTTGTCGTTTGTGATCGCAAGGTAGTAACCGGCTGTCGATATTTACCAACAGAATCACCAGACTACCCAGCCGACTCTTTGCGTCTTGCAGAAAAGGTCTCACAACTAGAATGGCAACCAGATCTGTGTTACACAGTGGACATAGCCGAATCAGAAGGTGAAATGCGCGTACTAGAACTCAATAGTTTCAGTTGCTCTGGTTTCTACGAGTGCGATCCTGCTGCTATTGTCGAACACGCTAGTTGTGTGGCCAGAGAAGAATGGGCTGATTATTGTGCGTAGATGGAGGGAAAGATGTTTGGATTGGGAAAGAAGCGGTATGACTTTTATCTAGGAGGGCCGATGCGTGGCTATCCAGATCTGAATTTCAAGATGTTCGCGTGGGCGGCTCATATGTTGAGGTCTAGGGGGTTCACTGTTTGGAACCCAGCAGAACATGCCAACTATTTGAAGTCATCTTTCGGGGAATGTATGATTGAAGACCTGAATGCTGTTATCAATCAGTGCCGAAAGATTGCCTTGTTGCCAGGGTGGAATAAGTCTCTTGGTGCCAACATGGAAGCCTTTTGTGCTTTCGCTTGTGGCAAAGAAGCTGTGGAGATTAAACTAAATGAGGACAAGACCGATTTCGATCTTGCCCCCTTTGTGTTGAGTCGGTATCGTCTACCGTATTCGGACGTACCGGAAGAACATTTTGATCCACACGAGTAGGAAACTACTTTTCTCCATCTGCTTTGTTTGGTCTGTCGTCTTCGTCTTCGTCTTTGTCGATGATGGACTGCAGTTCGTCTCTTTCTCTCTTGGTTGCTTCTAGATCGAATAGCACGTATTGGATGCATATACTCAGATCTCTTAGAGATCCACCTATCCTATCCATATTTGCCTTGAGTTGTTCCTGTCTGGTTTTTGTTTCGTCGACCAGCGGAGCCAATTCTTTCTGTTTCTCTGGTGGTAATTGAGCGATTTTGTTGATTAGCTCTCTCAGCTTTTTGTTGAACACTTCCTCGTTCATCCCTAACCGTCCTTCCGTGAATCCCACACCACATGCATATTTGGAGTTTGAACGATGTCGTCCGCGACGACAGTTATCCGCCCGAACCTTTTCTTTCCCGAAATCAAGCCTTCGTAGCAGTGGCTAATTAGTTCAGTACAACTGAATCTAAGAGTTTCTTTGAAATCGAACGCGAAGTCGTAGTCACTCCCAACAGCAGCTTTCGCTCTTTCTATTGCTGTTTCACGATCGAGCCATGTTTGCTGGTCTTGCGCCAGATCGCCGCATTGGGGCCTAGGAGGCCTCAAAACTATCAGATGGTCCGTCCGCATGAAGTCGATGAGATCTTCCACTATGACCCCTTCGCTGACCGCGTGGACGACCTTGTGGTTCCCCCCGTCGAGTTCTCCCACGTACAAACCTGCGTGATTCCACCAGCCTGGGATAAGAAACTTGTCAACGTATCCTTCGAATCTCCTGATCAGGATGTCTCCGGGCTCGATGACTTCCTCCAGATCTCGATAATGCCTGCCTTTGAGACGAAATGTGGTTGCGTTGATGATAAACCAGAATGGGTGTAGGATTCCAGCCCACTTGATGTCACCTATAAAGCGAAATATCCATTTTTTCAGTTTGAAACCAATGGTTTCCTTCACAGAATTCACCTCCGACTCCAGAACGAAAGACACTACAGGTACGGAACACTATTGTGTTATACACCCTGAGTAGTCTGTCGCTAGGTTTTCCCACTTGTCGTCGGAGTTGTCTGCTTCATGATGACACTCTTTGCAGAGGTATAGTAGAAGGAATGGTTTGGAGTGATCTGGGTGATGTGCTTCGACGTGGTTTGGTGAATCACAGAACTCACACGTGTCCAATGGTATGAGTTTGCCAGATTTTACTGCTTGACGCACAAGGTATCTGGCGTGTGATTTTTCCGGGAACTTTTCCTTATCGTTCCTTGTGTGTTGTGCGTTTTGGGTAGTTGGCTCGCATTTACGATCTTCGTTAGTTAACCGTGAGGAGCATGCACGTGAGCATGTGTGTTTCTTGCCAAGCTTTTCTGTTCGATTGATTCTCTTTTGTTCTTTGTCGAATACTCGGCCGCACCACGCACATTTGACCTGTCTTGTTTTGGCCATTGTTAGGATATCCTGAGCTTTTCCATAAGTGCTGTTACTTTATCTATGCACTGTGTTTGTTCGGCCAGATATAGTTCTACAAAATCTGATGGGTCGAGAGGGAATGGTGCTCTGTAATCATACTGGATGAACTTAGCTTCTGGTAGTATGTCTACTATATATTGTTTGATGATTGTGATTTGTAGACATGGGTGGGTGTTGATAAAGATTGGTTCCTCTGGTTTTGGCAAATTGTTTTCTTTCGCGTGATTACATGATGCTATGTAGACCCGCTCTATAGCGGCGAGTCCTGATATATATTTCCATCTGTTGATCAGGAAGTTTAGTAGATCTCTTTTGTTTGATGGTGCAATAAGCATTGCGTGGTTCCGCTACTTCTTTGGTTCCGTTAGCATCTCGTCAACACAGTCACTAGCAAGACCCCAAAGGTCATCGACTCTTTCTTCTATTCGGTCTTTTGTGAAACTGCGTCTAATTTTCTTGAATCCTCTTTTATTGTCGGATGGTATCATTATGGATACAAACAGCGTACTGTGGAAGTAGACTGTTTTGACTTCACAGTCCTTAGGCGTGTTAGCCCACAACACATTCTCGAATAGTTGTACGATAGCCGGTTTAGATGCGCCAGTCATTGCCATTCCACACTCCCCCCTGTTTGCTACTTCAATTCTTCCGGATGGTGATCGTAATGCTGAGTTATGTACGCTATAAACATCAAGGTATCGATAAGGTACGGTGAGACACTGTGGTCGAAAGCATACATTTGTGCCAGGGTGAACCAGCCGACACCCATGATGTCATCGCAATCTAAGCTTGGCGAACCGATCCACTCTGTACATCTAAAAACATGTATCCTGTAGTTATTGCGTCTTGTTGTTCCAAGTTGCTTCATAGAGACGCCGATTAGTCCGGTTTCTTCTCTTAGTTCTCTTTTGGCCGCATCCAATAATGTTCCGTCGGCAGTTTCTACTGCACCACCAGGCAGTTCCCATTTGCCGCCTAGCGAATCATCCACGCTTCGTTGCACTAGTAAGAATCGTTCTTCTCGTTGCAACAGTGTCCAAGCAACATCGACCATGGCGCTACCCCATTTCTATGTTGGGTGGTAACGAATTCCATAGCTATTATACACCACTCATCTGTCATCACCATCCCCGTGGATAGTCCCCCGCTTTTTGCGTCCAGCAAGGTTTTCTATGTTTGCTTCACATATTTCTGACAGTGTGTAACCACAATATTCCGCGATAGCTTCGATATATGTGATGGTATATGAGATGTGGTTTTGGATACCACTCCTGTTCGCTACAGTCATCGGGTCTTGCCCAGAAGCATGAATGTCCTCTAGAATCTTGGCAATCTCTGAGGCCCGCATATTCATCCGGATTACAAGATACGACATTGGTAGCTCACGAGCGCTTTGTGCTGCGGCTCTACCTCTCATGTAGTACATCATGTCTAGGCTAAGGCCGAGGTCGTAACAGATATTTGCGAGGTACCAACAACAATCACCAAGCTCTTTTGCTATTGCACTCGCTCTGTCTGGAGTAAGTTGATTGCTTGAGTCCCTTATGATCTTTTTGGCTTTATCTGCCACTTCGCCACATTCACCAACCAACCCAAGTGCCGGGTAGATCATGTCGCTGCCTTCCATTTCCGGATATATAGCAGTATGTCGAGCTTGTGTCTGGTACTTGATCAGATCCATGACTATTCCTCCGATTCTTCTTCTGACTCGTGTTTACCTAGCTTCATCCCAGATTGCCATTTTGCGTTCTGTGTTTCTGTTGCGTAATATCTCTCTGGGTCATCTAGTTGTTCCATCACCCAGTCTGCTAGACCTTGGTCTACGGCGTCCTGGGCTGAAAAGATTTTGTCGTGTGAGCACATTTTTTCTATCGTTTTGATTGTGGTGCGTGGCTTTGCTGGCTTCATTCGGCTAAGATAGATTTCGTACATTCGTCTGCGCATCTCTTTAGCGTGGTCTCCCCACGCTTCAAAAGATCTGCATGTGCCATTGTATGCTTCGTATCCGTCATGTATCATAAAGCTGCAGTGCGGGGCTACGATTCTTGAATCACACGCTTGGATGATGATAGACCCCATACTCATAGCGTATCCCCAACACACACCATATACGTGTGCCTTACATGCTCGTATGGCGTCATACATGGCCATCCCATGATACCAATCTCCACCAAGATTGTTCATGTGTATGACGATTGGTTTGGTCTTCGATACTCTGTTGAGGTGGATCATTGCTTTCAGAAAAAATTCAGACATTTGACAGTCGGTTCCCGATTCGGTCCCCGTACTGTCTGTTTCTGGTGTGTGAGATCCTATGTGGATCAGTCTTTGGGATGGTGAGTAGCTATACTCAAACCATCGGTCTATGTCTTCTTTCAGATACGCCACTTTTGTTCTCTCCGTTTTACTCTTCTGTCTCGCTCAGGGTCAATGGATCAGGTATATCGCAGTAGTCACATGGTCCAGCCGATGTGTTAGACGTATAGCAGTGTGGACAGAGTGATTTGATCGGGTTGGTACTCACATGGATCGTGAGAATCTTTTGCGTACAGGATTGACAAATGCATATACCACCGCACACTACATTTGCTGTCCGCATATCCGATCGCAGGTGGCATGTGTCACAGTACACCATTTTTGCGGGGGCTTTTCTTTTCCCGATCAGCACCAGGAACAAGATAGAGAATATTCGTCGGATAGATCTTACTATGATTCTAAACATCGCTTATTGCTACCCCAAGGTGCTTAGCTGTTCGTTCGGCCGTAACCTGACTCATTTCTATCCCCACACAATCTCTGCCCAGTCTGTCACAAACGATTGCCGTTGTCCCGCTTCCGAGGAAGGGGTCTAACACTCGGCCATCCGTTGGGCAATGTCCATCCACGATGCGTTCCACCATCGCTTCTGGTAATTGAGTTGGTAACCACGATCTTCTCTCTTTGAACGTACCACAGATACGAGGGAATTCCCAGACATTTGGTGGCATCTTACCACCCTTCGCGGCACGTTTGTCGTTGTATTTTAACTGCCTTGCACTTGGAACCTTGATGGCTTCTGGTCTTACGAACCCAGAGTTGAGCCAATACACTGGCCGGTAGCACAGTGCATATTTTCCGATTCGTGTTTGATCCTGTCCAAATTTATAGTACCACTGTAATCTTTGTATAACTTTGGTCCCTAGGTATTTGATTGCTGCTTCTACTTCTCCGGTCCATTTCGCGTTGAAGGTGAAGAATATTGGACCGCGAGTAATAGACATCATTTCCAATAGCCATTGGACAATCTTCTGTTGATATACATCGTCCGGGACCTTGTCTTCAAAGCCATCGTACTTGAGTCCTATATTGTCTGGTGGATCTGCTACGATTAGGTCTACAGGGCCGATTTTGTCATGAGGGACTGCTTCAAATGAATTATTGAATACGGTGATCATGCTGCCAACTCCATTGGGGTGTTGCTGCGGAACATTCCACACCATATTATACCGATGACGGGCCGATGTGTTCGCAAGAAAAAAACAAAAAAGACAGGAACGTTTTTGCGAAAATGCACTCTCTATACTATAGAGGGGCGATATTATCGGACTATTTGTGTATAACACGGTGAGGTGATAAAAGTGGCTGACAAGAAAACTAAGCTAAATTGCAATCTAGTTGCTCGTGGGTCTGATAAAGTCGAGGCTGACGCGGCTAATGACTTGAATGTCCCAGATCCGGAATTGGCAACTGGCAAAAAAGTCATTGAGGACGCGATGGGTTCCGAGGAGGATGGAAAGGATGATGATGATTCCGCAGGAACTTCTTGACGAAGCATACCCGATCATCGAGAAGTTAGCAAAATCTCGCAGTCTTGGTAGTGCGTTTGCATACTACACTTCCGATGATGTTGGGCAAGAAATATGGTGTATGTGTCTAGACGCTTTAGATCGCTACAATCCAGAGATAGGACCGATAGAGAATTATCTGGCGAGACATGTTTCCAATAGGCTGAGGAATCTCAAGAGAGACAAATACTTCCGTCCAGGGTCGGACGTTGCGAGTTCCGGCTTGGCGAGAACGAGGATGAATCTTGTTAATGCGCTTCCTTTCGGGTGCGGAGACATAGCAGAGCAAGGTATTGTGCTAGGGCCTACATGTTCGAGCACTGAGCCTGTAGACTACATTCTGTGTACAGAGACTATGAATTATATCCTCGACAATCTACCCGAGCATCTTGTCGAACCATTTGAGAATATGCTCGGCAACAACAAGGTGAGGAGCCCACTGGCCATGGAAGTGAGACAGGCTGTCGCGGAGATTCTTGTCGAGAGAGAACGAGATGACTAAGCCTAAAGTCCAACGACTGTCGTCAAACCCAAAAGCACTCCAGGTTCTCGCAGAAGGCGTTAAGCAGGGGCTGTCTGATTCCCAAATCCAGACAAGACTTGTTGAAGCGTGCGGGTACAAATGGACCATAAACACGATTGCTCGTAGACGCAAGGCTATGGGCGTGACGAAAAAAGTAGGGCATCCGGTAGATACAACCGTGGTCGATAGCCCTATGATGCAACTCCCCCCTCCTGGTCTAGCAGAACCGGAAAAAGCTACGTGGTTCCGTGAGCAGTTCAAGCGAACGCACTTGTTCCGTACCATCAAGAGGCAGTTCGAGCCAGAAGAAGTTTTGGTTTATCTAGAAGACTTTGGTCTCCTGTGCTGTCAGTTCGAAGATATCGTTATCAGCGAATTTATGCAGATTGATGACTTCTTAAAGCACAGAATCTTGGTTGATCGTCAACTCATTCTGACAAGATCGCTGCAGAGACAGATCGCTGATTTACAGGATTGGTTTATCGAACACCCGAAACAAGAGGATGAACCCAAGGACGAAACAAAGTTTCGCATCCTACAACAGAGAACACTAGATGACAAACACAAGTATCTGAAAGCTGCCAATGATCGTTACGACGCATTAGTCAAGGAACGACAAAAGATCTACAGTGCGTTGAATGCTACCAGAAAAGATCGCATGGATGAATTGAAGGGTGGAAAAGAAACTTTCATCGCACTTGTTGGGAGGCTCCAGCATTCGCAAGACGAGAGAGATAGGCAAGGTAAGATGGCCGAATTGACCAGGCTAGCTGCCGAAGATGCGAAGAAAGTATTTAGGAAGCCAGTTGAGTTTCCTGATGGCACTGAGAGTCCAATCATCATGGATGCTGACACAGATTTTGAAGGGGACAGTGATGAGTAAGTCTGCGATATACATACCGAGGCCAGGTGGTACATCTGCGGCTATGAGGTTCGGCTATGTAGATGCATTACGGGCTATGGGATGGACTGTTTACGTATCTGATCCAAAAAGTAAATTGGTGTGTCGCCGTTTGATCGAGGAACATGATATCAGTTTGATCATGACATCCTCTAAATATGGTATCCGTCAGTTGCCTGTCGATGTTATCAACTCCAGAGGTATCTCTGTTTTCGTAGATGCTCTTCCTCTGAACTGCGACGGGCTTTTTATCGATGACCCATACGAAGTAGCACATCAGGATGAGCCAGAGATTCTGGCAGGGATCGAATCGATGGTGGTGCACACCAGGTTTGAGCCTCATCTATGGAGAGATTTCTTTAGTGGCTGGGCTGTGAATGGGATCGATCTTGTTCATGTTCCATTGGCTGGCAACATCATACGAGCTTTGCCTGCGGACTGTGATATTATGACAGATGTTGCTATGATAGCCAACTTTGGCCATCGCCAAGACATCATGAGACACCTGATAGAGCCACTATTTAAGCATCTTGATTTAGTAGGAAATACGTATCAAGCATTCGGTGACGACATTTGGCATAGAGCCGGTTTGAGATATAATGGTCCGCTAGTCAACGAAGATAACAGGATGGCATATATCTATGCCACAGCGATGGTTTGCCCGAACGTCCACACCAGAAGACAGGTAGAATTGCAGGCTGCGGTGAATGATCGTTCGTTTATGATCCCATTGTGTGGTGGGGTGCAGGTATCTGACACACCACTTATCGAAAAGTATTTATCTCCGTGTTGTCCGGTTGCTAAAAGTATCACGGATTTCATGCAAAAGGTAGTCGGTTTGACGTACGATAATCCGAAACGAAAAGAACACATCCTTGGTAGCGTTACCCATGTAGCTAACAATCACACATACTTCCATAGGCTAGCCAGTCTTTTTGAACAAGCTGGTATTGAAGACCGCAAGACAGAAGCAGAGAGGACAGGGCAGAATGCTGCAGTGCGTCATTGCTGGGAGATTGAAGCAAGATTAAGTGCAGCGGAAAGGGGAGTTCCGTATGAGTCTCAAGCCATCCAATAAACGCAACCTAGAAAGAAGAATTGCTGGTGTGACAATGCCGATTAGTCGCAAAAGGACTAAGTGGTGTCGTAACTGGCCATGTCTCTGCGGCAGTGGTAAGAAGTACAAGAAATGCTGCTTGAGAGACATAGATGCGCTTACGGCAGTAGATGGAGATGCGAAGGTAGAAGAACTTCCTCCAGAAATTAAGGATATTGTAGAAGAAATACAGGCCAAGCTGAAAGAAGGGGGTCTGAAATCCAATGGGTAAGACAGCACTGATTACCGGAACGACAGGACAGGACGGGAGTTATCTGGCAGAGTTTCTACTGGACAAAGGATACGATGTGTACGGTGTAATTCGAAGATCATCCGTTGACACCACGGAGAGGATTGCGCATATCATACACCATCCACACTTCAAAACAGTTGAGGGTGATATCACGGATGCTACTTGCATGCATCGCCTCATTTCCGGTATCAAGCCAGACGAAGTATATAATCTTGCAGCAATGAGTCACGTGGGAACTTCATTCGACCAGCCCATCACTACATGTCAGATCGATGCTGTGGGTCCGTTGAATATCCTAGAGGCGATCCGTCAATCATCACCAGAGACAAGATTCTACCAGGCTAGTACATCCGAACTTTTTGGCGATACACCAATAGCTCCCCAAAACGAAGAATCACCCCTTACACCGAACTCGCCATATGCCGTAGCCAAACTATACGCACATCACCTAGTAGGCCTTTATCGTCGTGCATATGGTATCTACGCATGTGCAGGAATCTTGTTTAACCACGAGTCAGAACGTCGGGGAGAGACATTCGTTACTCGCAAGATCACCAAGTACGTGGCTATGCTACAAAACTGGATGGATACTCACGATGGCACACCAATCAAGGATGTTGATGTTAGACCATTAGCCCTTGGCAACATTGAGGCCAAAAGAGATTGGTCCCATGCAGAAGACATGATCCGTGGGATGTGGTTGATGATGCAACAGGAAACCCCAGATGATTATGTCCTCGGTTCCGGCGAGACACACACGGTTCGAGAGTTCTTGGATATTGCTTTCGGGTCCATCGGCCTTAACTATGAGGATTATGTTGTAATTGATCCAAAATTCTATAGACCAGCAGATGTGAACCTTTTGCACGCAGATCCGTCAAAAGCGAAAGAGGTTTTGGGATGGGAACCGACAGTGTGCTTCGGAGAGCTTGTTGATAGGATGGTCCAGAGTGACTATCAGGAGATACTGCAATGCCCAGATTAGTCCTGCCGACATACAGAGTCATCAGAGACACACGTGAGCAGGAGGGTCATGGATGGATGTTTGGTGCGCATGTCCCAGATCGTCGACCGCCGAGATGTGACGGAACCGTAGTAGACACTCTCCAAACTGGGGACTATTCTTTGGTTGGATACGAAGACATTCTTGCCATTGAGCGCAAGGCTGATTTCTCAGAACTGTGGGGGAACTACAGCAGCAAGAAAAGACCAGCGTTTGAGAGAGAAATGGAGAGGATGTCTGAGTTCAAGTATGCATATATCATTGTGGAATCACTATTGACACCAGACATCATGGAACTATCGCCGCCGCAATTTTCGAAAGGTGTGCCCGGCAAGTCTCTTATTAGATGGCTGATGCACTTGTCTGCAAAGTATGATGTACACATAATCCCTGCTGGTTCATGCGGAAGAAAGATATCGCAGATGCTTTTCGAAGAGGTCGTCAGAATCGAGAAAGATCGCTGGGTAGAGAAACCGCCCACACCGAAGTCGAAGGGAGATTGCGTTGGGTTCTAAGGTAACTCTTAATGATTTGCTCTATGGAGATCAGGGGACGTATGGCCACCTGTTCCCTTTCAGGGATCGTGTACCAACAGTTAAAGAGCATATCTTTACACACCTGAAGCAATCGAAAGATCCGCTAGACGAATTTGTTGTCAACAGGATGTTGGATATCCGGTACATTGGGTGGACGGCCAAAGAGATACTCAATATAGATCTTCTCCCAATTCAAATTGCAATGTTGCAAATGATGTGGGATAAGCCGTTCCCTATGTTGATCGCATGCCGTGGTGGCGGTAAGTCATTCATGTTGGCTGTATATGCTGTCTTGCGGGCGCTGTTAGACCCAGGTACGAAAGTTGTTATCGTTGGTGCTGGCTTGAGACAAGCAAGATTGGTTTTCAATTACATCAATACGATATGGGAGCAATCGCCAGTCTTAAGGAACATTGTCGGTGGTGGAAAAAATGCTGGTCCTAGACAAAATGTAG